TTGTTTCGGCACTCGGCCCGTTTAAAGATTGATACCGCCGCCATAGCAGACTGGCATGTTTAACCATGCGTTCACAATCAATTCCAGCTTCCGAGCATATCACCCGTACACTTTCGCTTTCCCGCTTTCCCCTACCCTTCGGGGCAATGGTGAGAGCCGCAACTCTCTTGCCTTGTATGTAGGTGTTATATAGCCGCGTTCAGGCTCTCAATGGTCAACCATGCGTTTAGCACTAGTGCCACTCAAAGAGTATTATACAAGCCTTCCAGTTTCCCCTCACGTATCCGAGTCTTGGGTATAAGGCTAACCCCGCTGCTTTACCCCTTGTTTATAGTCCGGAGGTGCGGGACTTGTGGCAAGTATACAAGCAATATGTTTAGAGTCTAATTCAATGTTTATATGGGGATATAGAAAGTCTTTATGTGTCAATACTTTGACGCAGTGTATTACCTTGTCCGTCAATAACTTGACGTTTGGCACAATATGTTGTGTTCTCTGTTTGTTCTATATACTATATGTAGTGTTTAGCTTTCTAATAGCACTATGACTTCCACTATAAACGCATATGTTCCACGTGAAACATTAGCATATACTTATGTAAGTCATTGAATGCTAATGCAATTCATTCTCATTCGTATTCATGAGGGTCCTACTCTACCTGGAATGAGAAGCGTTAGCAGTTGGGAGGGTATACCATACTTTGGGTCCCATCCAGGTTCTTAGATTTAGTCTTAGTACCAGAGACACTCAAGACACACTTTAAAAAAAATTATTTTTGAAACGTATAAAGTACTTAAATATACTTAAGTATATATATATACTATTAATTACCCCTCCCCCTATTATATATATATGATATATTAAGTTATTTATTAAGGTGTCCCCCTCCCCTACGGGTCAGGGGTGTCTGACCCATTCAAGCCACAGGCTTGACATTTAAAATATTTTCTGTTAAACTCCGCAACATTCTTGGTGAGAGTGTTAGTGCTATGACTTCTGATGAATTGAAATTGATGATTAGAGAGCAGCATCCTATTGTATGGAAAGCTACTCAACCGTGGTTGATTAAGTCTACTGACCCAATTAAAGTTGGGAAGAGGATTAGGGAAGTTTTGAAGAAGAAAGGTTTTAGGGAGATTGGGGATGAAGAGAACATAGGGGAAACATTGGAAGAGGCAGAAGAGTTTCTAAGCAAATGAGATTTGAAGAGATTGCAAAGCAATTGTCAGAGGAGGAAGGTAGGTATATATCTGTCCATGCTGTACGTACTATGTACTATAAAGCCATGAATAAGCTTCGTGCTAAGACGGATTCTCATGCTGAATTGAAAGAGTTATTGCTATCATTTCTGGATGAAGATAAACATTCTGACCCGTATGTTAATGAAATTATAGATTCTATGATAAAATATGACGATGAGTAGTGACATAGAAAAAGAGCTGGTTAGGCCAAAGACTTCTGCCCCATACAAGAGAGATTTTGCTGTAGGTGGAGCTGTAGATCCAGGATTACAACAGAGGAATAGATTGGGTAAGGCATTCATCTCTCGTATGAGAGCTGATTTCCAGAAACACGGAATTGCTACAATAGAAAAAGTAAGGAAGGAGAAACCAGAGGTCTATCTGAACCTTGTCTCACGGTTAGTACCACAAGCATTGGAAGTAAATGTGCAACACTCATTCACTGATGTACTGCTAGAAGCAGCTAGGCGTTACAACTCTGTTGAGAAGAATGAAAGAATCATTGAAAGTACGTTTGAAGAAGTTGTAGAAGAATGAGTGCTGCTTTAGACCAAGTAGATGTAATCCTTCTGTGGCGTAACAATCCTGTTAGGATGATAGAGGATTTGTTTGGTATACAACCTGATAAATGGCAGGCTGAAGCCCTACAGTCATTGGTAGTAGAGGATAGGGTGGCTATTCGTTCTGGTCACGGTGTAGGTAAGAGTGCTTTAATGGCGTGGGCAGTATTGTGGTGGATGCTCACGCACTATCCGTGCAAAGTAGCATGTACCGCTCCAACCAGTCACCAGCTTAACGATGTACTGTGGGGAGAGATTGCTAAGTGGGTGGGTCTACTGCCTGAAAGTTGGCGCAATCTGATTAATGTAAAGTCTGACAGGGTTGAGCTTGTATCAAATCCTATGGAAAGCTTCGCTTCGGCACGTACAGCACGTAAAGAACAACCAGAAGCATTCCAAGGTTTTCACTCTGAAAACATGCTCTTTCTTGCTGATGAAGCATCTGGTATAGAAAATATAATCTTTGAAGTGGGTAGTGGATCTATGTCCACTGCTGGTGCTAAAACACTAATGGCTGGCAACCCCACTCGTACACAAGGTTATTTCTATGATGCCTTTAACAAGATGAGAGAGAATTGGCATTGTATACAAGTTGACTGTGCAACTTCAAAAATGGTTAGTCCTGAATGGATAGCCAGCATGAAGAAGCAGTATGGCGAAGATAGTGATGTCTATCGTGTACGTGTCAAAGGTGATTTTCCACGAGGTGATGATAATACTGTCATCCCTCTACACATGATTGAAGCTGCTATTGGTAGAGAAGTAGATCCAGTAGAAGGCAAGATGATTTGGGGTGTCGATGTTGCACGTTTTGGAGGGGATAAGTCCGCACTAGCAAAGCGACGTAAAAACACTCTTGTCTCTCCTGTCAAGACATGGCAGGGTAAAGACTTAATGCAAACAGTTGGTATTATTGTCCGGGAATATGAGGAAACCCCTCATGCTGATAGGCCAGACATGATACTCGTCGATAGCATTGGTCTGGGTAGTGGGGTTGTTGACAGGCTAAGAGAGCAAGGGTATCCAGCCAGAGGTATTAACGTAGCAGAAAGTCCTTCAGTTGATTCTGATAAATACTCACGACTGCGGGACGAACTCTGGTGGAAAGCGCGAGAATGGTTAGAAAGCCGAGATGCTGTCCTTCCTAATCAGGATGAACTGATAGGCGACCTTGCCACCCCAACCTTTGAAATACTCTCTTCTGGTAAGATTAAAGTGGAGAGTAAAACAGATATTAAGAAGCGTCTACCACGTTCTCCAGATGTGGCAGATGCTTTTTGTCTTACGTTTGCAATCAGTGACCGTAAGTTCACTTCAAAACCCCACTATCGTAATTTGGGAATAGTTTAATGAAAGATTATGAATTGATTGCAGCCGTCAAAGAAGATGTTGATATGTGTAAGGGTACAACTTACACAGAAGTTAGTGACCAACGCTCTAAAGCAATGGAATACTATCTTGGTGAAAAGTTTGGTAATGAGGTCAAAGGTAGGAGTCAAGTTGTCACATCAGAAGTAAGTGATACTATTGAATGGATTAAGCCTCAACTACTGAAGATTTTTACTAGCACTAATAATTTGCTCCAATTTGAGCCGGATGGACCAGGAGATGAGAAAGCTGCAAAACAGGAAACTTCCTATCTGAACCATGCTTTCTATAAAGACAATGATGGATTTCAGATACTTTATACGTGGTTTAACGATGCGTTGCTTCAGAAAAACGGCGTAGTGAAATTCTTCTGGGATGAAAGTGAAGAAGTTAGGCATGAGGATTATGAAGGGTTGGACCAGATGCAGTACACTGTCCTCCTTCAGGATAAAAATATTGAAGTAGTAAGCTACACTGAAGTACCAGATATGCAAACTGGTATGGTTTACTATAACTGTCGTATTGCACGAAAAGTAAAGAAAGGTCAGATTCGTATCCTACCTGTTCCTCCAGATGAATTCCTTATTTATGATGACTATAACAATCTTTGTCTGGATGATGTGCCGTTCTGTTGCCATGAAACACAAAAGACACGCGAAAACCTTTTAGATGAGGGTGTGTCAAAGTCAGTAGTTGACAAACTGAAGTTTGGTGATAGTGAGGACGATATATACGACAAAGAGAGTCGTTTTGATGATATAGGCAGTAGCTATACTTCCGGTGAAAGTAGTGGTACTAACACTGCAACAGTGTATGAATGTTATAAGCGTGTCGATTGGAATAATGATGGTTATGCTGAACTACGTAAAATAACTTTTAGTGGTGAAACTATCATTTCAAACGAAGAGGTAGATTACATCCCATTTATTGCAATAACCCCAGTACCAATGTCTCACCGCTACTACGGACGTAGTATAGCAGACTTGGTTATGGACCTGCAACTAATAAAGTCTACTTTACTTCGCAACATCCTTGATAACCTTTACTTGATTAACAACCAACGAACTGTCATTGTTGACGGTGAAGTTAATATTGATGATTTGCTAGATGGCAGGATTGGAGGCGTTGTTCGCGCCAATGCTCCAGGTATGATTGAGCCATTCCCTATAACTGCATTCTCAGCATCAGCTTTCCAGATGTTGGAGTATCTTGATAATCTTGGTGAGAATCGTAGTGGTGTAACTAAGTATACTCAAGGACTAGATGGTAGTTCGCTTAATAAAACTGCTACTGGTGTAACCAAAATTATGAATGCCTCTCAAGAGAGAGTGCTTCTTATTGCTCGTGTGTTTGCAGACGGATTGCGTAGGTTGTTTCTTGGTATGCACAGGTTGCTATTGCAAAACCAGGAATACACACGAAATGTCAAATTAGGTGAAGAATGGGTTCCTGTCAACCCTTCCGAATGGAAAAATCGTACTAATATGACCCTAAACATTGGTTTGGGCAGTGCTGATAAGCAGGCTGAGATCGCTAATCTGATGAATATCCTCACTATGCAAAAAGAGGCTATGGCTGCTGGAGCGGATAATATTGTCACTCCACAGCACATTTTTTACACTATAACTAAAATTATAGAGGCTAGTGGATTTAAGGACGTTGAAGGGTTCTTTGCAGATCCCGCTACTGCGCCTCCTCCTCAACCTAAACCTGATATTAACAAGCAAATGCTGGAACTGCAAGCTCAAATTGAGGCTAAAAAAGCTCAAATTGATGAGATGGAAGCTCAAATTAAGGGCTTTAGTGCTCAGGTTGATGCTCAATACAAGCAAAGGGACTTGGAATTGCGTGAAATGGAGATAACTGGCAATTACATTGCAAATGAGCAAAATAAAGAACTTGGAGAAAATAGGTTGGGACTGAGTAAATATCAAACTGATGTAAAAGCAGCAGTTGACTTGAAAAAGGAACAAATAAAGCCTAATGCCAAATAATGATGAGATTAATAAACGCGCATTAAGTGCGGTATCAGTACTAAACAACGATGTTTTTAATGAAGTATTTGTAGAATTAAAAACCTCATATATCACAAGATGGGAAAATACACCTGAAGAAGACACAAAACAAAGAGAAATGCTTTATAATAGGGTTAAAGCTATTCAGGAAGTTAAACGTGAGTTTGTAAAGCTTCTGAACGCTAAACGAATTATTGACAAAGGATAAAACATGGCTATCGAACAAGACGCTATGAGTAATGAAGAAATTATTGAAAACTACTTGTTTCAAGAAGACGTACCTGAAAAGGTGCCATCTGAAGAAGAGGTAGTTGAAGCTTCAGAAGAAGAGGTGGAAGATGATTCCATTGAAGAGGAAGGTTCTGAAGAAGTCAAGGAAGATGAAGTAGACGAAGATGAGAAGGATTCTAGTGAACGCTGGATGCCAGAAAGCCTAGACGAATTAGCGTCAGCAATGGAAGTTGAACCGGACGATTTGAAATCTATCCGTGTGAAAACTAAAGTTGACGGTGTTGAAGGTGAGGCTACCCTAGCGGAAGTCATTAAGAATTACCAAATCAATAAGAGTCTTACTGAGCGAAGTGAACAGTTTGCACATGAGCGCAAGCAATTTGAAGATCAGACTAAAGCTGCTTTAGAGCACTACCAAACGAAGCTCCAAGAAGCTGAATCTATGACTCAAATCATAGAGGAAAGATTGCGAGGAGAAGTGCAGTCAGTTGATTGGGACCAGCTACGGAGAGAGAATCCGGCTGAGTATGCTGTTAAGCGCCAAGACTTTGTAGAGCGTATTGGTGAAGTTGAAAGTATGAAACAGGCTGTCATAGCTGAGCGTCAAGAACAGATGCAAAAGCAACAGCAACAGTTTCAGGAACAACATCAAGAATTTCTGAGAAAGAATCAGGAACTACTGTTAGACAGCGTTCCAGAATGGCGTGATGAAGCTGCTAGAAAAACTGATATGCAAGAACTTAAAGCGTACTTGCAATCTCAGAATATTTCTGACCAAGAGATTAATGGCATTGTAGATTACCGTATGGTGGTGCTTGCTAAGAAAGCTAAAGCTTATGATGAAATGCAAACAAAAGCATCCCCGGCTAAAGCTATGGCTAAAACAAAGCCTAAGTTTACTAAGCCGGGAACAGTAAAATCCAAGAGTAATGCTCAGGACGGTTTGACTAAGAAGCGCATTCAACGTGCTTCTAAAACACAAACTACTGATGATTGGGCAAGAGTCTTGGAGGACATTCTTAATTAATAGGTGATTTAAATGGCACTCTTGACTAACTCAGGTACAGTTTACAATTTGGGTGGTACGACTGGTGTAGGCCGTCAGAACCGTGAAGACCTCATGGATATGATTACCAACATCTCTCCCACTGAAACTCCTTTCCTTTCTAACATTGGTAAATCTAAAGCGTCTAACGTTTACCATGAATGGCTTACGCATACGCTTGCAACTCCTGTAACTACTACTGTGGTTGAAGGTAATGTAGCTACATTTACTACGCCTACCACTCTGACACGAGTTGTTAATATGTGTCAGATTAACGAAAAAACTATTGCTGTGTCTGAAACTCAAGATGTAGTCAATAAAGCTGGTATGAAGTCCGAAGTAGCTTATCGTGTAACTCTTGCTATTAAAGAGTTGAAACGTGATTTGGAACTGTCTATGTTCCAAAATACTGCGTTTGTAACTGGTGGTGCTACTACTGCTCGTGTCCTGAAAGGTGTGGCAGGTTTTGCTACTACCTCTAGTGTAACTACTGCTGTTACTCGTGCTTCTGTCAACGCTATGCTCCAGACTCTCTGGACTAATGGTTGTGATCCAGAAGTTATGTATGTTAATGGTACTAAGAAGCGTGAGCTTTCAGAACTGGCGCAGAACACTACTTCCTCGTTCTCGTGGAATATGTCTGCTGCTGATAAGAAACTTTCTACTGCTGTTGATGTATGGGCTGGTGATTTCGGTGTGCAACGCATCGTCCCTGCTCATCAAATGGGTACGCAGTCTGTTGCTGCTCTTGAATTGCAGCACTGGAAACATGCTACGCTCCGTCCTCTGAAAGTACAAGACCTTGCTAAGACTGGTGATAACATGACCAAGCTTATCAACATGGAAAGTACACTTGAGGCTAGGGCTGGTACTTACTCAGGTGCTTATTATACTTGGACTGGCTAACATTTAGCCATGCCGTGGGGAGAAATCCCCACGGTATTCTTATGCGGGTAAATTAATGACAAAAATTGCTATAGTGATGCCTTGTGCTGATGACATATCTGTTCCAACAACTCTCTCACTAATATCACTATACGCATATTTATCCAAAGTCCCTTTGTATGGGGATACAGAAAATGAAGTTAATTTCCATGTAGAACGTAGTTCTCTGCTAGTAGGTAGTAGACAGAATTTAATGCAACGCGCACTTGATGAAGGTAATGAGTGGGTGTTGATGCTTGATAGTGATATGACTTTCCCTCCTGATATTGTTCACAGGTTGGCAAATCGTAATAAACTAGTAGTAGCTTGCAATTACGTAAAACGTGTTGTTCCAAGTATCCCAATAACAAAAGGTTTTGAAGATGAACTTATATTTACTGATCCAGAAAGTACAGGATTGGAAAAAGTTAAGTTTACAGGTTTTGGAGTGTGCTTAGTACACAGATCTGTATTTGAAGACTTTCCTAAGCCTTGGTTTGACACACAATGGATGAAACCAGAAGAAGGTGAGATATTTCTTCTTGGTGAAGATGTATTTTTCTTTGAAGCATTACGACACTATAAAAATATAGATTTGTTTATTGACCACGATGCCTCTCAAAAAGTTACACATGTTGGTCAATTTGAATATCATAATCGTCTTGGCAGAGCTAGTGTAGAAGAGTTGTCAAATGAGTAAAGTTAGAATACCAAATTCATCTGGTGGTTGGACCAATGCTTCTGTTGATAGTAACGGTGAGTATAGGGTATATGAAGAAGAAGATCCTTCTGCGATCCTAAAACAGAATGCTTATGAACGCAATCATGTTGATGACAATCTTAAGTATGATGATAAAGGTACACAGTCTTCAGCTAAAAAAATTGGTTCTATCTCTCCAGTAATGATGCTTAACCTTATTGAGCAAGGTATATTCTGGGATGATAAAAAACTATTGAAATGGTTTGATGATTTGGATAACTACCTTTGGCGTACTACTGACAAGGTTAGACATTGAAAGAATTAGTTATAGGTGCGGGAAACTCCAAAACTAAAAACATTTATGTTGAAGATAACAAATATAAAAACCCTGTTTACTTGGACATAGATGAAGCCTCTAATCCTGACGTTATTTGGGACTTAAATGTTAGACCACTACCATTTGAAGATGAAGAGTTTGATGAAATTCATGCTTACGAAGTTCTAGAACATATAGGTAAGCAGGGTGATTGGAAATCGTTCTTTGAAGAATGGAATGAATACTACAGAATATTAAAACCTAAAGGTAAATTCTACGGTACATGCCCTTCTACATTCTCTCCTTGGTGTTGGGGAGATCCTGGACACACTAGAGTAATAAATGATTGTACTATTACTTTCTTACTGCGATCTGCTTATCAGGATCAAGTTGGAGTAACAGCAATGACAGATTACCGTAGTGTTTACCAAGGAGATTTTAAAGCACTCCATTTAAATGATGATAAAGAAACATTCTTCTTTGTACTAGAGAAAATTTAATATGGCTATTAGCACATATGCAGAATTACAAACAGCAGTAGCCAATTGGTTAGATAGAACTGATCTTACTACAAAGATACCCGATTTCATTAGCTTAGCTGAAGCTAGGTTTTTACGTAAAGTGCGACATTGGAGAATGGAAAAAAGATCCACTGCTTCTACGGTAGCTGGTGAAAATGCTATTGCTGTTCCCTCTGATTACATTGAAATGCGAGCACTGAAAATCAACACTGATATAGTGCAAGTATTAGAGTTTCTCTCCCCCTCTGTATTTTATTACGATAATACTTCAGCAGGAAGTATTCCATCATACTATACAGTACAGGGAGATCAAGTACTTCTCTACCCAACTCCTGATAGTGCTTATACTATTGAAATGGGATACTATGGATTTGAGAAGCTTTCTGATAGCAATACCACAAATTGGCTTTTAACCTATCACCCTGATATTTATCTGTATGCCAGTGTTCTTCAAGCTGAAGCATATATACTTAATGATCAACGCATCCAACTATGGAAAGCCGCACTTGATGAGTCATTGAAAGAGCTTGATAAAGAAGATAATGGGGCAAGGTGGAATGGTACACCATTAACTATTAGATCGGGACGTTAACATGGGAAGGAAAGAGCTGTGGTTGGATCTAGTAACACTAATGCTGGTCGCAATAATGGCAGCGGCAACAGTCCTATCACTTCTGACGACATAAAGCTCAGGATTATATGGGCATTGATTGCTATCATTGCTGGAGGTGGGGGTGCTGCGAGTTATGTGAATCTAAATCCGCAACGACCAGATCCATTTACTGGAACACAAGGGAATGCACTTGAGCGTAGAATTGCAAAATTAGAGACAAGCCAAGCTCTTGATGACCAACACAGGATTGATGCTGTAGATGGCTACCGAAGGATGAGGGCAACAGAAGCATGTTGCGAGCGGATTCATGAAAAGCTAAATGGACTTACATGGAGATTTGGGAATGGGTCTAAGTGATTTTTGACGAACGATCAAAGCGGAATCTCGTTGGTGTACACCCTGATTTGGTTAGGGTGATTGCTGAGACGCAGGTTATTCCTGGTTGTAGGCTTACGATTGTAGAAGGTCTACGCGACATTGCAACACAGGAAAAGTACCTGAAGACAGGCGCTAGCAAGACGCTGAATTCTCGTCATCTTACCGGACACGCAGCAGACTTTGCCATGTATCGGGATATTGACGGGGATGGCGACCTAGACTTCCTGAAGAAGGTGGATCCTGAGTATCGAGCGCAGGCGAAACTATTCAAAGAGACTGCGAAGCGTCTAGGTGTAGACCTGGAATGGGGTGGAGATTGGTCAAGCATTGTTGACGGGATGCACCTGCAACTTTCTTGGGCATCTTATCCTCTTCAGGAAAAGCCCAAGACTGTCAGCAACTCGAAAACCATTGCAGCGTCGATATCTGGTATGGGCATTACTGTTCTGCCTGAGATCGTGGCAAAGGCTTCTGAGATGACCGGATCTGTCGCGTCTTTTGTCAAAGAAGAATGGCTTGTATGGATTCAGATTGCGCTGACTGTGTGCTTATTCGCCTTTGTGGCAAACGAACGCAGAAACCTTAACAGGCGGGAGGGTGTATGAACGTTCTCGCTATGCTTTGGGGAAGGACTGCCGGGATCATTGTCGGCGCGATTGGCCTTGTGGCTGCATTGTTCAGGATTCGATACAGCATTCGGAAAGGTGCAAAAGATGAGATGTCCGCAGAAATCCAGAAACGCACCATTGAGCAGATCGAAACTGCAAGGCGCATTGAGGTGGAGCCTGATCTTGATCGTGATTCTGTCCTCGATAAGTTGCGCGAGCAGGGACACCTACGTGAGTGATTATTGCTTGATAGCGAAGCCGATCACGGCAGACGTGGGGTGTGATACCAAGACGCTGAATGATGTGGCTCGAAATAACGAGATATTGCGTGAACTTTGTGACTAACCAATCCTTGCGGGAGGATATTATGAAGACTTTGATTTTTGTTCTGGTAACTCTGTTTGCTGGGTCTGCTTTTTCTGTCGATCTGAAAGGGAAAGTAGGGATTCAGATGGAGCGCGAACAAGGAGCGTGGTTCCGCTACGGAACAAATATCTGGCTAGGCGCTACAGAATGGGCAGCCTGTAAGGCGCTGAATAAAACTGTGGACGCAAACGCGAAAGGCGTAGAGTTCGAAAATATGCAGTCCGGGCTGACTCAAGACAACGATTGGACAGAGCATCAAGCGGTTGCTGATCTGGAACCGCTGCATACGGTTAGTTGTTATATACCAGATGAAGAGTTGGTTGATGGTGATAAGTGGTCTCCTGAAAGGTGCTGGCTCCCATCAAACAATTCCATTGATCCTGTGAGAATATTAACAAGCGATGACATGTATCAACATGCAAAGACTTTTGAGAATTCTGGGGGGTATTACGACCCAAGGCCGCAGGACGCAGGAACCTATGTCACAGAAGCACAATTTCACGGTGATACAGGGGAATTTATCTATGGTACTTGTGCGCCTGCAATTATGACAATAAAGATTGAGGATGTGGCATGGAGATGGAGGGCTGGAGAAGACGTTCTTGGATATGTAACCCACAAATACTGCCCACCAGGAACGCGGTTGATGTACGAGTATGGACACCCTGAAGGCCAGTGGGGTGGGTTCTATTGCGGCGAAGGTCGGCGGTATACCGGGACGCTGGTATACAAACAGATTCCTGAATTGCTTTACGACAACTGTAAGCACATCGGGAGTGGGATAGCAGGAGTCGATTTAATTTCTCCATTCAAACCAGAGTGCAGCGGTGACGATTGCCCGAAGATTAATATGTACCTTTACCTCGACTACACTGGTGATGTTCCTGGGAAGGAAGGGCTACCTGACGGGTGGTCAGACTTGATACTTCCTGTCATAGGGAAATATAACGAAAACCTCGGAAAGAAAAGATGGATAGCGCATATCGACAAGGAAACGCTCAACACAAACGATGGCGTGATAAATGAATCGCAGTCACAAGGGAAGTTCACATTTATGTGGATGAGGGCAAACGGGCGTATGTTCGATGAGCGACCGACAAACGGAACTATAGGAAACTGTGGATCGCTTAATTTATTTTAGCGGCGACTGACGCCGCGCAGGGTTGGCCCCTGTTGAGCATTGCTCATTCCCCCGGCCCGCACCGGGGGAGGTCAACTCAAACGCTAGTGTGTTTGCGAGG